GAATCGTCGAGAGGGAAAGTCAGCATCTGCGTTCGTAATTAGTCCCGAGAAGTCCAAGCGCCAGAAGAAGCAGGAGGAGATTGTTCCTGCACTCAAGCTTTCATCGCGAGATGAACGAGAGTACTTTGAGGATCTGTCGAGGTCGGACAAGAAGAACTTCAATGTCAAGATGGAGGCAATTGCCAAGCTGATGTCCGACCACGATATGCCTTTCAAGTTCAAGATTCTGGATCTTCCAATCACGAATACCATCAAGGCATCTGTAATCAAGAAGATCGATATTCTGCACAAGATGGGTAATGACAGCGGCGAGTCTCACAAGCTTCGTACGTGGGTGGATGGATTTCTCCGTGTCCCGTTCGGAGTCCATATCCCTCTCCCGGTTCAGCTACGTGACGGAGAACTCAGCTGCTCGAAGTTTCTCACGGAATCGCAGAAGACACTGGATGCTGCAGTCTATGGAATGGCTCCTGCCAAGACGCAGATCATGCAGGTTCTCGCACAGTGGATTGCTAACCCATCGTCTGTTGGAAACGTGATTGCTCTGAAGGGGCCGATGGGTGTCGGCAAGACATCGTTTGCACGCAATGGAATTGCAAAGGCACTGAAGCGTCCATTTGAGTTCTTCTCGCTCGGTGGTGCATCCGATATCTCTCACTTTGTTGGCCACTCGTATACATACGAAGGATCTGCGTGGGGTCGCATCACGGACTCGATCATGTCTGCTCGGTGTATGAATCCGGTGTTCTACTTCGACGAGCTAGACAAGATCTCGGGGACTCCGCATGGCGATGAGATCACTGCGATGCTCATCCACCTGACGGATCGTTCTCAGAACATGCAGTACCACGACCGTTACTTTGCTGGAATCGATTTCGATCTTTCTCAGTGTCTGTTCGTCTTTTCGTTCAACGATGAGACAAAGGTGCACCCTGTTCTGAAGGACCGCATGAACGTGATTCAGTGTTCTGGATACAATGCAGATGAGAAGAAGATCATTCTCACCCAATATGTGTGGCCGGAAATGCTCGAGCGATTCAAGATTGGAAAGGAGGATGTTGTCTTGACGGAAGACGCAATCCGGTATATGATTAGCGAGTACTCGGCCGGCGAAGCAGGTGTTCGCTCTCTCATTCGTATCGTCGAAAGCCTGACCATGCGAATCAACCTGCTCAGGATCTCAGACAAGGAATCAGTCAAGAGTCTGAAGTTCTTCACAGACGTAAAGTTCCCTCTGAAGATTACGGTGGATATTGCACAGACACTTCTGACAGAGCTGGAGAAGCCGCAGTCGAATGTTCCGTTTGGGATGTACACATAGAGTCTTCACTAAAATTAAATGTCAAAGTCCGAAATCCAGTTCGGAAAGACTCATCTGAGAAACCATCTTGGATCGCTTCTGACCCCGCACGTTTCCGATGGAATTTGGAGCATATACGATACTGCAAAGGTTCTCTGTGATAAGAATGGAGAAGTTGATAAGACGCTCAAAACATTTCAGAACCTACTGACACAGATTCCTACATGGACAACAGATGTGCTTGAAACAGAAGTTACGCGAATCTTAACTTCATCCAAATGCGACTACTTTGACGAATTAATCACAGGCGTATTTTTAGCTTACATGCGTGCATTTGCAGCACTGCAGTACCGCTCAACTGCTGATTCAATCGAAATTGAGTTCGAGAAGCCGACACTGCACAAGTTCATTCACGAAGTATATAAGCAGGTTGCACGTGGTGCATGGCAGCACGCATATCTGTTCAAGACATATGCAACTCCTCTAGAGCAGCAGGCACGGAATCGCAAGGATATTACGACTATGCTCGAAGATTCGCTCGATACAGTCATTGACTCCTTTTTACCTTGGAAGGACATTGCCAAGAACTATTTCAAGGATGTTCCTGCAACTGCTGCAGAGACGGTCGCCGCGGCAGCTGCTGCTGCAGCTGAAGAGGAGGAAGATGATGAGCCCGCTGAGAAGGAAAAGCCGCGTGTTTCCTTTCAAGCACCCGAAGAGGAAGAGTATGATGAACAGGCTGAAATCAAGATTGGAGATGATTTGGAAGCAGACAAACTAGAAATTCTTCCCCTTGATGAGCCTGTGAAGCTGCCTGAACCCGTGCCCGAACCCAAATCAGAAGAAGTTACGCTTGTTCCGTCTGAGGAAGAAGGTACGCTCGTTCTAAAGCAGTAAGTTTTTCACGAAGGAGGCAATCAAATGGACACAATGTTATTACTTGCAGTTGGGGCGATTGCCATTGCTGCAGTTGTATTGTACATCATGGATCGGTATTCGAAGAAGGAGCCCATTGTATGGGCTGATGCCGCTAAGGTTGCTGTAGCTGGATCTCTGCTAACAGGTGGCGTCTTGTTCGCAACAACATCTGAGGTTGGAGCTACAGTCGTGGAAGCAGTCAAGACGCATACTCAGGACATGTTTGTCGGCAAGCCGTCATTCTAGACATCGATAAAGAGTGCGGAGTCTCCCATCGGAACACGATCTGTTCTGAAGAGAGAAAACAGCTCCGTCTGCTTTCTGGGAACTGCAGTATCCTTGCAATACCTCGCAATCGCTTTATATAAATCAAAACCATGGTAGGGCTCGTGAGCATCCTTTTTAGATATGTTTCTAAACATGATGGATTTCCCACCAGGAAGAGACATCCACTGCATCAGAACCTTGAAAAGCGGATCCGATGCATATTCACTGCAGAAGGGTCCTTCGGGGAAACAGTCCCAAAACATCGAAGTGGCCAGCCGCACAAGATCGAATGACGCATTGGGCCTGATTTCGGGGTACTTGGATACATAAAACGGGTCTGTATTGTATTGCCCACCGGCCTCTTCATTCGGGTGAAACTGATCACTCATGAAGAACTTGGACTCCCGCATCCCCGGAAGACGTAGTGAGAAAGTTGCACGATCAAAATCAATGATCTTCATCAGGTACCCGTATGTAGGAACCTTGTAGAAAGAACCGGCGTGCGTATAATACAGAAATTGAGAAGATGTCCGCACGTACATTACGTTGTTTACGTGGAGATCGTTATGTACAAACCCGTAGTTCCGTTGGGCATATGCAAGTGCGAACACAACTTGCGTGAGGCAGGCAAGCCTGACTTCAGACCTCTTTTCCTCCTTCAGTAACCTGTACAGTGTGCCTTCGCATTTTTCGAGTAACGTTGTCTGTACCTGCACATCCTTAAACAGTGCATGAGCAAACGGTTCCTCTTCGTCATCTTCAACACCGATAGGTGCGTCCGACGTTCCGCAGCTCTCGATATCAAACACGTCATCCGTGGTTGTTGAGTCAGACACAGAGACATCTTCCTCTTGAGAATCCTCATCATTCTGCCATGCAGCCGGTTGAATGGGACCCCGCGGCATATCGATGGGTTCAAGAACAGTCGCTTCAATCATTAACGAATCATCATTCTCGATTGTTAATTCCTTCTGCTGCGATGATCTATGTTGCAACGACTCCTTGATTCTCAGATCAAAAAAGTGACCAATGTTCTGTGAAAACCAGCGGCTCTCGCAAAGCTCCTCGTAGTCATCAGATATATTCAGAACGAATGTCTCGCAAAGGCCGACAAATGTTCCAAATACAATCGGAAAGTGGTTACATCCAGAATCAGAAAGAGCACAGGAAATCAGAGCACCCACATAAGCTGCATTGTGCTTTGACTGTAGCTTTTCACGAATCTCATTTGATGTTTCTGCACTGACAGGAAGACCGGACGATCCGAATTCTCCTCGCATCCACTTCCATGGACTCAGTAACATGGTGGTCTTTCGGTGAATGGTTGTCTCGGTGCTATTAAAGAAGATTGTGTCGGGTGAGGCAATTGTTTGCACCATGCGTCTCATTCTGAGACCATAGTGGAAAGGGATGCGAAACTCTTCGATTTTGAACAGAGTTTCCAGACATGGGAAGAAGGGCTGAAGATTGCGGATACCCCAATGTTTCTGAGCCTGCTCGCGTAACCCCTGAAGGTTGAGATATTTCACGATTTCTATCGGGACGACACTTGTCCGAAGTTCAGATTGCTGTTGACGAGCCTTCGGCATCTTTGTGTCGAATACATACTGAAAAAAATATCCCCGAAACGTAAGATGAACTTTGATATCCAATATTTCGACATAAATGAGATTCGGAAACGGTGTGAGATGGACTCACACAAGTCCCCGATGATTGTTATTATTGGAAAGAAGGATACCGGAAAATCCTTCTTAGTAAGGGACATCCTATACCACACTCGAGATGCATATCCAATCGGTACGGTTATTTCTGGAACAGAAGTTGCAAACGAGTTCTTTCAGCACATGGTTCCTTCTAAGTTGATTCACGACAAGTATAAGCCTGAAATCATTCTGAGTACGATCAAGCGTCAGTTGGGAATCAAGCAGGCTCGCAACCAAGGGAAGACCAATCAAGATCCCCGTGCGTTTCTAATTCTTGACGACTGCCTTTACGATAATTCCTGGATCCAGCAGGATTCGACACGATATGTGTTCATGAACGGCCGCCACATTGACTTAACAACTATGATTACAATGCAGTATCCGCTTGGAGTCACACCCAATCTGCGTACAAACATCGATTTCATCTTCATTCTGCGTGAAACAATGATTGGAAATCGCAAGAGAATCTATGAGAACTACGCTGGAATGTTCCCGACATTCGACATGTTCTGTCAATTCATGGATAGCTGTACGAACAACTACGAATGTCTCGTGATCTGCAACGGGATTCAGTCGAATCGCCTTGAAGATCAAGTTTTTTGGTATAAGGCAAAGGATCATGAGGCATTTCAGCTCTGCGATCGTTCATTGTGGACTGACAATAAGCCGTTTTTCAGCACGATGCTCCAGCAGGGAGAATTTGATCCACGGGAAGCACGTGCAAAGAAGGGTCCTCAGCTATGGATAAAGAAGAGCGGAGAAGCTCAGTAAACTCACCAATCATATTGCGTGCAGACTCAATCTCATATTCGAAGGTAAGTTCAGGCAGATCATTAGGAATATTCGGTGATGTCAAAAGATATCTCTGTGCATCCTTTCCAAGGAAACATTGTTCGGGAAGAGAGGTATCCAGACTGTAGACGGGTGTTCCTAGGTAGATTGCATGGTATGCTCTGAGAGATTCAAATACTCCATAATTATCTGCATAATGGACATTCAATACCAATTTCGATCTCCGAATAAGTGAATCTCTTTCAGCTCCAAATACATCTTCGCGACAATATGCATTAAACGGCTTCAGCTTCGACTGTCTGTTCGCAGAATATGAGAATCCACCAAAGAAGAACGTATTGATGTCCCTAGAGACAACTCCAAACTGTTTCAAGTACTCTGGATTGAAGAAATATGGCATCCATAGACCGGTCCGCCAGATGTGTGATCGTATGATCTCGAGGTTTGCAGTACTGTAGTCTGCATATAACATCTTCGGATACTTGGCCAGGATATGTACTGTATGTTGTAGGTATTCTAGACGCGTTAGCTGTTCCAGATTCATTAGAACCCACAATTGATTTGAGGGAATCGTCTCTGGACACGGAAGGCCCGAATGAAAAAAC